AGAAAAAGAAGGAAGAGTGGATCCAAGATTACTTTATTCAGTCAAGCTGTTATGCTATTATGTTCGAATGGATCTATAAGATTAAGATTCCACAGATTGTTATCATGATAGCTGTTGATAACGAACCTGCTCAGATATTTGTGAAGAATAAGGTAGATTTTGTAGATAAGGTTTATGAGACGTTTACCACTTAGTTGGTATCTTCTCACAATACATATAATCATCGTCAGTAGAATACACAACTCGTTTAATCTTAAAATGACGCAGAGCCTGTTGACAACCAATACAAGGCTCTGCGTATCCATCAGACCACTCTACGTGATCTTTAGTTAGTTTCTTGACTCTGTAGACGTAGAGCGTCCCTTTCGCCATTTCTTCCTGTTCCACATGGCGCAACGCACTAATAATACAATCGACTTCAGCATGTTTAAATATAGCCTCTATGTTCTTTGAAAATCTCTTTTGAAGAGGATGGGTCTTGTATGAATTGTAGCCAACCGAAATAATCTCGTTACGAATAACAAGACTAGCCGCCAACTTTGCTCTATTGTCGTTATGATTATTTATGGCCATACGTCTAGTAAAAGCCATGTATTTGTGATCACGATTCATAATATATTGATCAAGCCCCGTCTAACCTAGACAAACTAGACACCTCACGAAACCTGCCACGCAGATCCCGCTTGACCTTGCCCTAATATTACCCTCAACTTGGAGCGGGCAACAGGATTCGAACCTGCGACGAACAGCTTGGAAGGCTGACACTCTACCCCTGAGTTATACCCGCATTAACCGCCAAATAGATCTGCACCAATAAAACCGAATACAATCATAATAATAAAGAAAGATAAAACTCTGAAAACGACTAATAGTCTATAATCTACTTTCATAACGTGTCCTTTTGGAAGCGGAGTGTTGGAATTGCGCCAACTTCTATCGGTTTATGAGACCGATGAGATACTATACCTCCCACCCGCTAATTATGGTGCCCAAAGAGAGATTCGAACTCCCGACCTACTGATTACAAATCAGTTGCTCTACCAGCTGAGCTATTTGGGCGTATTAGTTTACCAACAAGATTGAACCAGATCTGGATTACCGAACAACTGTCCGAACAGATCGTATGGATCAATATACCAAGCACAAACTCTAGGAGGTGGTGCTACAGGAACTGCTACTGGAACCATCATAGTTGAAGTGATTGGTCCAGGTCCAGCAGGATAATACTGAACAGCTACAGGCTGTTGTATTGGAGCCACTGGAACCGCAACAGGAACAGGCATTGGTGCCGGAGCAACAGGGACTGCTACTGGAACAGGAACTTGTCTCGTAACGGTTTTCTTTACTACAACTCTTCTTGGAGTTGAATAATAAATCTTACAACCGTTACACACATCTATCTCGTTGCCCGCATAAGCACTCGATGCTATAAGCAACGATAAAACGAGAATGATCTTTTTCATGATTACCATCCGTAGTAATATCCATTAGAAGGATAACCATAAGGATAACCATAACCACGTGGTGGAGCATATCCGTAATATGGATTATAGCCGTAACCATATCCATAACCGCCAGAAGCTGCTAGTCCACCTAGAACGCCGATAGCTGCACCGATACCCATAGCAGCACCGTAACCGCCCCATCCATAACCACCGTAATATCCTCCGTAGTAACCACCACGCCACCAAGCGTTAGCTGGAGCAGCAGTCGTTGCTAGTGTTAGCACGGTTAGTAAAGCAATAAGGGTCTTTTTCATTTTAATCTCCATAGTTGTGGACTAACCTTAGATCCACACGAGTCTATTTATAGCGACCAACCTAACTGGCTCCCCGAGAAGGACTCGAACCTCCGACCCAGGCATTAACAGTGCCTTGCTCTACCAGCTGAGCTATCGGGGAATAACCGTATACTGTACGCCGTACAAATCTCTTAGTTTAGCGTTAACAACAAAGTTACTCGCCGCTAAGAATATTATACTTATTACCGCTATGAAAATAAAGAGATTCCATATAACATCACCAAGAAGGTTTCTCTTTACTTCACAAAATGGTTTCATACACCCCCAAGGGTAGAAGCTAGTTATACGAGAACATGTTCTACACCTGTAATAGGTAGGCATATAAACTCCTGTAAAGTTATTCCGTGGGTGTTGGTGTCTGTTTAAGAACCGTTGATTGAAAATCATTAAAACCCCATTGTGTTTTAATGACCCGGTTCCCCTTGGGCTGGCCTTTCGTCCGGTTGCGCCGGAAATCTCCATACGGACGGCGTGTATCCAAGGGTGGTGATCTCCCTTACCAACTAGGGTCTTGCGTTCTTTCGCCCAGACCCACGAAACTTTATTTAGCCTACGTATGTATACTTCGAAGTCTCACGACCACGAGAATCCTTTGTGGTAACTAGCTTGATGTTTAGACCCTTCTTACGAAGGCTGTAAACTAGACCATGTGGATTAGCTGCACCGAAACGTGCTGAAATCTGCTTGGCTGTTAGAGCCTGACCCTTAGTCACGAGAGCATTAATAACACGATCTGTCTGAGTCTTTACCATTATATATTTCTCCTATTTAATTAAAGTATGTCAACTACTCTACCACAATCATCAACAGCACGAATGCGTCTCGAAGGAAACTGCCACTGTAGCTGTCGCATCCCCATTATGATTAACTGGGAATTATTTTGAGTAACGGTATATGTACGCCAGTTTCCCGTCTCGTCTTGGACTTGGAGATTGATGTTGTCCATAGTCGTTACTCCTTATTTCTAATATATCTATAATATAGTAACTCAACCTAGAAGTAAATGGTTTTTTTCGATTTTTTCAAAATTCTTTTATTTTTTTTATTAATTCTTCTACGACAACTTGATATTCGGCGTTAATAGCTCTACATGTATTGTAGTTTTCATATTCTCGCTCGTGTAGATAATGATATCTTTTATCAATCATCTTTTCGATAAGCTGAACTATCTCTTTAATGTCATTCTCTTGAATCGACATCAATCTCTTCCTTCAAGTTTTCAACAACTATGTAATCCGCTTCCTTACTTAGCTGCATGTGTTCTTCTAATATTTCTCTAACTTTGATAAGTCTATCCTGAATATCATTAATGGTATTATGGACTGCCTTATCATTATGGCCTTCTTGAAGATCTATTAAAGCCGCATAAAGATTCATATCAGCAGAATAATCTACTTGCCATTTACGCAAAACACCATCTTCTCCATACTGCTCATCTACTTTTGTAGGAGGAAACAGAATATTTCTGATTAACTCAATCTGTTCTTCTGCTGGTGTTCTTGGTTTCTTTTCAACTTTAAATGGCCACATAATATAATTCCTTCAATTACTTTTTCTTACGACCCATATTATACTTAGCCTCAAGAGTCCAATCATGCTTTTCTTTATGATTGATGATCTTAATCTGACTCATAGATGCTAATGGTTCAGTAATTCTTTCTGGTTCAACTACTTTTAAAAGACCCCATTCCTGAAGAAGATGTGCGATCTTGTTTCTACGACCTCTATCTTCTTCTGAAAAATTAGAATCCTTTCCATCAATCAAAAACATTTCTTTGAAATGTACTATGTAATACTTTCCCTGTTTATGAAAAATATGACATGATTGATATAATTTCTTTTCCTTGCGAGAAGCAACACCAATACGTGTCAAAGTTTCTTTAATCTTTAAAAAATCTTCTTCTTCTGCAAATTTCACCTCTACTAAAGAGTCCAAAAATTCATTCATTTTACTCCACCTTTTTCTTTTCTTTTTCTTATTTCATTAATTTGCTCCGCTGTGAGAATCTTTAGGACTTCCTTAGCACGAACAATATTATATTTATAGTGCTCAGAAATCAAGGAGATAAGTTCTTGTTCTTTCTCTCTAGCTGCTTTTTCCTGTTTAGTTTCACCTTTTGTATACTGACGACGATATTTTCTAACTGCACCATGAAGATAGCTATAGTGCATATGGTTTGAAACCTGATAATTGATATTCATTTCGTTGATAAACGGAACAATATCTTTATGCTTGGAAAGAATATTGTTGATTCTCCACTGAGAGTAATCACCATCTATCTCTACCTTTGGTCCATTCATGATGCTATTTTCATAGCGCCAATCATATGCTTCCTTCTTCTTCGTCTCAACAGATTTCTCTGATTCTCTTTCCTCCATTAGTACATTTAGAAACTTAGTCATCAGGCGAACTCACAGTCTTTCATAACTTCAATAAGGAACGCTAGAAAGTTGATTTCTGGATTAGCAGAAAACGCATTTTGATACTGGTATCTAGCGATATGAAGAATCATCTGAGCACCACCATTCTTAGTGAATACATCGTTTGATACTTCATAGAACTGATTATATAGTGTATTTACGTCTGTATCTAGGTTACTCTTAACCCACTTACATACTTCTGTATAGTTCTTATCTTTAAGCAGAGCGATAAGATCCTTGATGGATGATTCCTGTAGGTTAACAAGAATACCCGTATCAATCTTACCTGTAGCAGAATAACGCTGAAGTTCATTAAGAACTCTACGCCAATCTGGGAAATGCTTATTGATAACTTCTGCTACAACTGCTGGATCGTATTCTACCTTCTCAGCATCAAGAATAAATTTTACTCTCTTGAAGAACTGTGTAGCAAGTTTAGCCATAGCCTTCTTGCTGATCTTAAAATCAATTACAGAACATCTAGAATGAAGAGGCTCAATGATACGGTTCTTGAAGTTGCACGTAAGGATGAATCCGCAATTTCTGGAAAACTCTTCCATGAAGTTGCGAAGTGCAGGTTGAGTGCTGTTGGCATTAAGGTAATCTGCTTCGTCAAGGATGACATATTTTCTCCCGCCAAGCAAACTGACGGATGAGGCAAAGTTGAGAATTTCATTTCGTAAGGTATCGATATTGCCATTCATAGATCCGTTAATTACGATATAGTCACAACCCAACTGTTCTAGCATAGCACGAGCAACAGTTGTCTTACCAACACCGGCTGAACCTGATAGGATTAAGTTAGGGATATTCTTCTGGTCTACGAATTGTTGAAACGTAGCCTTTAATTCACAAGGTAAAATAGTATCTTGAATTGTTGCCGGTCGATACTTTTCTACCCAAAGAAATTCTTCATTCATTATCTCACCTCAAACATAGCGACGTTAGCGAAGTTAGAACGACCATTGTGCTTTTTCCAACAGTTGATGCACTGGTTTCTAACATTATTAGACGTATGAGAAGAATAATAAAAGTTGGATATTGGTAGATCTTTATCGCATGTATTACATGTTTTCATTACTACCTCTGGACCAAACAGAGTTTGAATTATTTGATCTTCTGGCATTCTTCTAGACATATCATCGCTCCATAATAAAGAAGAAGGGGGATAAACCCCCTTCAATTAGAAAGTTGAAGTGGCTTCAACTGCGATATAATACTCTACACCATTTCCCACGAACCGTGAGATACCCTTAGATGAAATACTAACATCATAATCGCCGGGAATAATCTTATTGATATTCTCAGCCTTGAAGATAGCACGGAAGGTCTTGTCTGTTAGACCGATCTCAATAGAGTCAGTTGTACCAGAAGAAACCTTTGTATCAGCTGCCTGGATATAGATATTCTTACCATCACCAGTAATAACAATATCTGGTAGATTGAGAATACCGCTAGACTTTTCGATAGTCTTCAGGTCGTCGTTTATCAGAGTAAACTTAACGTCAACCGTTGGAAGGCTGATTTCGTTCTCTGGTGCCTTAATGACGGTGCTTTCATCGGCATATAGATAATTCGTAACACGACGATTATCCTTAACGTCAACATGACGATTCTTGAAATCCAGTTCTGGATCAGTGAACGTGCTGAGAGTAGCAAGAAACCGATCTAGCTCATAGATAGCAAAACGCTTTGGAAAGTCAGTCTTGACGTTTGCCTTCGCCATGATAGTCTTAGTAGGAGAAATGGTCTTTAGAACATTACCCTCTTGGACTACGATTGAAGAATTAATCTTCGAGAAATTCTTCAGAACATTTACCGTATCTACATCAATCTTCATAATTTAGCTCCGTTATTTCACTTCTTCTTTTTACCACCAAGTTTACCCGGATCAGCCGTTGCCGAAGCACCGATTGAAGCCAAGTCAGCAAGAGAACCGCCAAAAATATAGGTTCCAACATGCTGTAACTTCATCCAAGGACAGAACCACGTACGTAGTCCGATCTCTTGAGCCTTCTGACAGAACCAATAATCCTCAGAAAGATAACGCTTTGACTTTGGATCTACTTCTGCCTGGAAGAACATTAGAATTTCACGAGTGCCGTCAAAATGCTCTGTACGAACATGATCTGGCTTATAAGAATACTGATCCTTATAGGAATCGTAGAACTTCTGCATGGCCTTCTTGGTGACCATCATAAAGCCCGTTCCGATTTCTAATACTTCTACCGGATCACTTAGAGGAATACTAGTCTGATCTCCCTTCGGATTAAACACGTAATCACCAACGAACTTCTCAAGAACGTTTGGATCTTCATCGGCAACGCCCTTATCTACTGCGTGCTTAATCTTCTCCCAAGAGATACACTTCTTAGGATATGGACCACCAATGATATCATACTTCTCTTCCTCATTAGCCTGTAGTGCCATAAGAGCAATAACGTCTTGAGGATTGAAGCCGATATCAGAATCGATAAACATCATATGCTGAGCGTCGGAACGCATAAATTCATCGCAGCAATAATTACGTGCACGTGTAATTAGAGACTCGTTGAATAGATAATAAAACTGAAGTGGAATACCATACTGCGTACAAATAGCAGATAGGTCAGCGCATGACTTAGCAAACATACCTGCACAAACACCACCATACATAGGAGTGGCTACGAATAGCTTCCTATCTCTCAACTTTTCAACTGGGATCTTAATTTCCATAATATACCTTTCTATGCTGTAATAGTATTTTTATATTTGCAAGTTGGACAATGAACTTTTTTTCTAGGAGGGTTTGATAGTAAAATAACACCCGGATCAGAAATAACTAATTCATCACCACAAGCTGGACACTGTATACCTGTACCGAACTCTTCTTTTAGCTTTTTCTTATCTGCCTCGTATTGTTCTAGTGTTCTCATTTATTACCTTTATAATGATCGTTATAAAGCATCATTAACGTATAATGAAGAACCTTCATAAGGTCATCCTTATTACTGCCCTTCTTCTTGCCGTAACGCCAAAGATACTTAATAGCTGTGTTTCGGAAAGTTGGTAAAGAATCACCAAGAGCCAACCAAACATCGAAACATTCTATATTCTGCTCTTCAGTCATATAGTGCTGCCCATACGTCTTATCTATATAGGCATGGAAGTCAGCAATAATCTGGTCTTCCTTATATTTATATTTAGGTGGCCATGTTGATGCAGTAAAATGAGCGCCGCTTTCGTTAACTCTAATTCTCTCTTCTCCACCTACTGACCAAGTGTGACCGTTTTCAAACTTATACTCTTCAGCAGAGCTAACAGAACCTGTTGGTGATGATGCGAATGGATACATGGTATCTATATTAGGTTTTAGTGTCATTATGCCTCCAAAGTCTTCATAATATGATCAACAATAACTTTCTGATCTTCTTTGTTATTGTTTTTAAACTTAACCGTATTAAACATCAAAACCATATTGGAAAGGATATTAGCAATCTTAGTTTGACGACCCTGTAACCAAGTTTCGTTCTGATCGCTGCCTCTTTCCTTATATCTTTCTTCTCTGATAGTTTTATCAGTCTCTAGATAGATGATTTCTGTATCATACTTCTCTACGCAATGCTCTAGAAAAGAGGCAGTGAAGAGCCGGTCACCTTCAAAAAGGACAATAGAATTGTCAGGAAGGGAGGCTAGAAACTTCACTGCCTCTGGTTGAACCGCCATAGACATACGATCTGTGCCAGAGAAGACTTGACCTTCTTCATACTTGCCAAGAATATATACAAATCCTGATTGATGATATGGAACTAACTTTACTTGATCAAACATAGAAGAAAAAACATTCTTTCTAAGTATTTCTTTCATTAGAGTGGACTTACCAGAACCTGGCTCACCACCGATAGCAAAGATTTTCATCCAAAGAACCTTTCAAGGGTATTCTTAGTGTTATCGTTAAAGTCGTTCTTAAAGCAATCCCACTCTTCATCCATCATAATAACTTGACCTGTATTTAGGTAATGATTTTGCTTCTCTTTACATAAACCCGGATCAGCAGGATTGTCTTCTAATCTAAGATGTTCTGGTAAAGAATCTCTACGCATCTTCCAGAAATGTTGAAACTTATCTCCCCACTCTTCCTCTGCGTATTTGATTCTATTATACATCATATCCATATAGACGTTTGGATAACGACGATTAGGACGATGCCAAGACTTATAACAACAGAAGGTTGATTCCATCGTGAAGAAACTAACGTCTGGATGCTTAATCCGTTCTTTAGCTTCCAACAGAAGAGTATCACCTTCTTTAACTAACCATTCAATGGTTTCTTTTTTATAGCCCTCAAAACCTTTATTCTGAGAAGCCTCTGCATCCCACCAATCTAAATCATCACGACCTAATACTTTACACAGACCGTTACGATGAGACTTTGATCCGCTGATATCGTCCAAGAAAAGACTATTACAGTCTATATTAATTCCTTGGATTCGTAAATACTCAAGATATGAAAAAGTTGATAATCTTCCAAAAGATAGAAAATTATTTCTTACATGATCCCATACCTTACCAAAATTATAGAATTGGTTGTCATTAGTAGTTAGACAACCAAACATATTCTCTTGGGTTCCGTATTTGTCTACGTTATCTTTATACGATTTTACGCAAGAAGGGAATCCTGTTTTTCCAACTTTACAGTATTTTCTATCTGAATCCCACCCACTGCCTGCTTTAAATTTGGGATGAACTGTATCCCACCAGTCAGATAATTCATCAACGTTGACATCTTTAAACTTGGGGAATCTCTCGTAGATCATAGAAGATGTAACAATATTCTGAGAGCATCCGTTAATGAACGCTATCCACAACTTATCTTCCATGTCCATCCCATAGTATTTCGTTAACCATGGAAAAGCAAAGTATACACCACCGGGATGGCTTCTATGTTTAAGATGAAACTCATAAAATCTTAGAAAGACTTCACGGCGATACCGTGGCTCACGAAAGTCCATACCATATTGAAGATCTTTTATTTCTGGTTGGTTAGTTAATTCAGACCATCTACCTAGCTGCTGCTCACTCTGCATAGGTAAATTCCTTAATATGAGTTGGGAACTCTCCCAATCTACCTCTTAGCATATCATACATCTTTTCTTTACGTGGCTTACTACCAACAATCCATACCATCGTATTCTCACCAAGAATATTAGGCATACGCTCATTAACGTAAGTCATCATCTTGCCTTCATAGGTAGGATGAAATTCGATTCCACCGTAACTATAAGGCATTTCTTCTTGGTAGTCAACATAATTAGTTGTATGAAGATCATAATGATGCAGATTAAAATTATAATCTGATGTATTATCTGTAAAGAAAGAAGTTAGACCCGACTCATACTGTTGCTGTTTGTTAGGAGTATCATGATAGATTCTAGTAAACGGCTTAGTATAAACACCAGATACGTTCTCAATAATATCCAAACGCTCTTCAATGAAGTCTATCTTGTTTGGTCCAATCCCAATAAGATATACGTCTCTGAGATTCTTAGGGCGAAATCTAGCAAGACCGTAAAGAATAGAAGTGCAGCTATTACAAGAACCAGCTGGTATAACCAAAGTGGTAATATGTTCTGGTATGTTTTTAATTTGCTCAGATCCAACATAGTGAAATCTCTCTACTCTTTCTGGTGAGTTTACTTTGTGATCTACTGTGATACCATATTCCAGATAAAAGTAATCCTTAACTCTTTCATCCTTAGAAAGAATATCTTGAACTCTTCTCTGTAATACTGGATTATAAGCTATATGCTTATTGATGTAGAACTCGGCACCAAACCAAGTAGCTGTATTAACATTCTCATGCTTATGAGCTATATCAGCTTTGGTTGAACCGATAACGTGAATACTCTTAAGACCGAAGTGTTCTGCTACTGCAGATCCCATAGGTAGCTGTGGTGACTTTACGCTCGTACCAGATATAACACCAATAGGATTCTTAGCAGTCTTAACGTATTGTTCAGTTAACCAAATACACTGGCGTAACTTTGAACCGTTAATACCACCATAACCTAAAGGAGCAAACTTATCTTCACGTTTGAAGAATATACCATTTACTTCTTCAACAGGAGTGAGATCGAAAAGATAATCTTCCCATTTAATCTCATTCCTGTCTATTGATAACGTATCGAATATTGTATTCATTAAGCGAAGCTTTCAAACCCTTTGAAGCCTACGTTAACTACGCCGTCTTCATCAACAGCATTATGCTTATCTAAGAAATCTCTCCACTCAGTTGACTTCCACATATCTGGAGAGATACCATTCCATAAACGATGCCAACTAGGATGATTCTGATTATTCTTGCGTTCCTCGACAAACTGCCTACGTAGATTTTCATACTTATAGGACTTAAGCTTTAGCATGTTCTCTCGGAAGTAACACACAACCGAAATACGTTCTGCCTTTGGATGGTCAAGAACAATAGGTGTATTGCCGTGAAGAACCTCGTGATTATTAACCAGAAGTAGATCACCGGGACGAACATTAACTGCTATCCGATACTCTGGAAATACTAGATAACCACCAGTATACTCTCCACTTCCTAGAACAAGAAGATTACTAAGACCGTCTTGGTAATCACCAGCATCGTAATGAGCGGCTGTTCTAAAGGTCTTGTTAACTGTAATCGTAGTGAATACAGTATCTGGAACTAAGAACTTTGAATCAATCTTATCAGCTACTGATCTCTGATTAGACCAACGCCAAGGTAATAGTTCCTTGAAACCTTTATTCAAAGACTGTAGGAAAGGATATGCCCTTTCGAATAGTTCTGGGTGATGCTCGGTATAAGCAGTAGGTCTTCCATAAGGAATACGAGGATAACGATCATACCAACCGGCAACACCAGAGAATACTGGCTTAGCATAATTAGTAGTTGAGATCCATTCCTTAGAAACACGTAGTGCTTCCGTTCTCTTTTCTTCCAGAGAATAGTTATCTAAACCATCAGCCCATCTATCGAACCAATTTTCGGTATCTGGATAATGTTTAGAAATCTCACTTGGAAGCCAAACGCTACCTCTAGTCTCTTCATTATGCTTAAGAGTAGCATAACGCTCTCTGATAGACTTGACGTTTACTTCACCTTCGCCAATGAATGAGTTAAGACTAGATCCACCTTCGATGAAATAACTCAATACCGCTGTCTGGTAAGGAGTTACCCATTCTCTAGAATCATCGCCTTCTAATCCACGAGGACCAGCAGCTAGACCTCTATTAAAGCTCTGAGTTGCTGCACCATGAAGACCGATATAGGCTTCGTCGCACTCTTCCTTGGTGAAGTAGTTCTTACGAAACTTGAAAGCGATTCTTTTCTCATCAGATCCTGCTTCGCAAGATTCGCAATCTTTCATACCACAGTTAGCTTTAGTGAGCATATCACAAAGCGGTGGCATATAACAGTCAGTATCTTCTTCTACTAAAACGTCAAAATGACTTTCGTCTACAAATTGACCTTCTAGTTTAGAACAATCTAATCTGTCTCTAGCAACAATCACATTGACCATTATTAAATCCCTAAGATGCTTTTGATATCTGGAGCAGTCCAACCTTCTGGTTTTAAAATCTTACCATCTTCACGGCGAACTGGCTTACCATCAACTAACTTATCCATATTAGAACGATGGACTTCAGCGAATACTTCGTTTAACGGAATGCCATAAGAAGCAGCAGTCCCACAAACGATGTATATAATATCTGCCAACTCTTTTGCAATATTTTCAAGATCGTGATTTTGTTCGCCTTGTAAGTATTCATCAAACTCTTCTTCCAATAATCTCATACGTAGAATACGTTCTTTATCATCAGGAAACTCTGGCTTAGTGCCTACGTGCTGACCAACTGCGGTCTGAAATTCTTTTACGGAATTAAACATATCTACCATTATATATACCTCACACAAAGTCGAAATTGATAATACAGCGGTGTCTATCTCTTGGTTGGCTAGAGCAATGGTATCTAGCACCATCAAATATAACCACTCTACCCTTTTTAGGGGTAACTCTTTTATGTTCTACTGTGGGAACATTCTGAGAACTAGGCAACGTATTATACCTAGTTTGCTCGTAAAGTATAGTGTCTCCGTCAGAATCATTCACATAATATACGCAAGCATAATGATCTTGTGGAAGATCTAAATGTATACCATTATGTGGTTTGATAAACTTATCAGCTAACGGGAGTTGTAGAAAAGATCTATTGAAATGAATATCTTCAAATTCAATAAGTTTCTTTTCCAGAATAGCATTAGCTATCGGAACTGATATTTTCTCATACAGTGGAGACGTAACCCCAAAGCTAGGGTGTTTGAACATCATATTAAAACCATACGAAGGAAAAGCTTCGTTGTTAGAATATGACATATCTCTGATGAATCTCCAATTAGGATAATTCATCAGAGTATTTTCAAATTCGTCTTGTAACTCTACGGGGATAATATCATCATAAACTATAGTTTCTTTTAACTCTGAAACCAAGGGGGAACCTCACGTTTTTTCCATTTATGTAGATGTGCCTTACCCTTTATATAATAGTTTCGATAATTGTCAACTGGATTATCGGAAATAATATATTCTTCTGCCATACAAGAAGGCATAGGTGTCATATCCCAATCTTTAAGATTCTTGGGAGGTGATTGTAGCATATAGCTAAGATCACCAGAACACTTATGCTTCTTTTCGTAACGGTAAGTGTATTCGTCCATTAAGGCGAATAGATGATCGACTAGCCAATTATAATTCTCGACGCTTGTGCGAGTCCATATAGCAGACGGATGATTAATGTGCGTAGCTGAGTATATAAGTTCTTCACGAGAGTCATCGAGTAACCACCATTTCTTTTTCTTAGTTTTAAGTGTACCATCCTCCTGAAGTATATCAACTTCTAGTAGGATTTCGTTTCCATCCATCAAACGATGTGCTGTAGATAGAAGCTGAGCAGATTCTAAGATCATCTTAACTACGTGACGATCTACCATCCACTGAGCAGCTTGAACAGGGTCTTCGCTTAGATAGAAGATATTCATTTATTTGTCCCAGTATAAGAATAACTTTACCCAAATATATACTAGAAATACTATAATAGTAAAGAGGACTAATTCGTTTGCGTCATCGACTCTTTGTTGTAGTTCCTTAAATGGAAAGTAATTCATTTCTTCCATTCCTTCATTGCTTTATCTCTATGAAATTTATTAGCCTTATCGTAAAAACGAAGACCATCTAGATGATCATACTCATGTTGAAATACTCTAGCGGTCATTCCTGTAAACTGTTTAGTTAGGACTTCACCGTTAGGTGTATTGAAACGAACACGAATATGCTGTGGTCTTTTTACTTTAACAACAAGACCGGGATAAGAAAGGCAACCTTCTTCAAGAACAACTTCCATTTCCCCATATTGAACAATCTTGGGATTAAAACAAACAAAGTTCTCTGGTGAACCTCTCATAGCAAAAATACGATAAGGCGTTCCAACCTGATTCGCTGCTACCCCAAGACCATTTTCATCATACATAAACTTAACTAAGTTCTGTGAGAACTCAATCGGATCGAAAGATGGATCTTTGAAATCAAAATCTTCACATTTCTCTAGCAAATAACGATCATCAATTTTCATAGTAAGCTCTTAGCAAATTTCTCTCTGTTAGCCCAACCGTGACCAGCACGTGGATTATCCTTAGTATAACCTCTTGGGCGCTCATATCCAATAGCTATTTCTAGTGCTTCATCGATATTTTTAGATTCCTTTAGTCTCTTACCAAGACTCTTCTCAGAACCTTTAGTTAGTTCCCAATCAGCAAAACGAATCTGTGTTTCTAGATCGTGGATTGGCTTACCACGTTCCTGAGCAAACTTGAATAGATCAGTTAGTCTACCTGGCTGGTTGTTATAATCACGCCACTGACCAATACCATAAGCTGTATGGTTATCGCCCCAAATATTAGTGCGAAGATCAGCATATGATTCTTGCATGAACTGACCAACCATAGAAGCTGCTTGGTAATCTTTCCAACCAAGATCCATGAAGACTTTTTTAGCAAATACTGGACGCTCTCTGCCCTTTAGGGTATTAGCATCAAACTCTGGAACTGGAGTTGGTTTAATTACCTCTACAACCTTCTGTGTTACTTCTTTTGCCTTTTCCACGACAGCTGGTTTAACTTCAGCCGCCTTACTAACTACTGGCTTGGAAACATTAGATACTATTTTCTTAATAGCATCAATCGTCTTAGGTCCAAGATCACCATCAATTGGACCAGGATCGTAGCCTTTGTTCTTTAATAGCTGTTGTAATTCTTTAACTAACTTACTGGTCTTAGCCATATCTTACCTCTGAATCTGTGAAAAGTTTTTGATTTTAACAAATTTAATTACGTTGGTGAATTTCTCATTCATGTGTTCTTTGTGAGATATGATAACGATATTATTATCCTTGGCTATCTCTCTGATGATATTAATCAGATATTCTGTTGAATTTAAATCAAGAGAAGAGTCAAATACCTCATCCATAATTAGTAGATTGGTGTTAATAGAATTGCGCATCTTTGCGATGGCTCTCCACGTGAACAATAATGCTAAATCTATCTTTTGTTTCTCGCCCTCTGAGAAAGAATCATAAGAGAAATCGTCTCTGTGTCTAGACTTGATTGACTCTTTAAAATTCTCATCTAACTCAAAGGATACAAAGAAGTCCATAGCTGATAGATATTTATTAATCAGTTTATTTATGATTGGAATATAC